AATACAAGCTGTTTATTAGCAGCCTTAGATAGTTGAGATTCTAATGCTTCTATCTTAGAAGTAAACTCTTTCTCTTTGTCCTGTTGATGTCTGCGTAGATCACCATAACGTTTCTTGAAGTTCTTCTCTTCAGCACTTAGCTCATCATCTTCTTGTGCTTTGGCTTCTGGTTTCTCTTCTTGTTTGGTATCACTCTTTGTCTGAACTGGTTCAGCTTTAGGCTCTTCGCCATTGGGTTCAGCTTCAGTGGTTTCTTCTTCATCAGTTATACCTGCTGCTGCCCTAGCTTTGTTTTTCATTTCTTCTAGTTCAGCTTCATCTTTCTTGATACGTTCTTCATTAGTAAGGTATCCACTTCTACCTATCACTACTTTTGGAATAGGTGGTTTTACCATTGGGTTGGTTTCGGTATCGGCCATTTGTTTTTTCCTTATGTTGGGGTCAGCCGTAGCTGAGTAGCCTTATAGTTATTTGGATTTCTTCTTCTTCTTTTTCCTCATCATGCCGCCTTTGTAAACACCTGTTGAGTCATCATCATAATCACCTGCTGCAACATTATCATATATAGGTGAGGGTTTAGCTGCAGGTGTAGGTGGCCTGGAGATAGGTGAATCATTATTGTCATTTGAAGACGGGGGTGGTAAGAAAGAATCTGGATCATTTTTAACAGCCTCAAGGAAGTCATCATTACCTACAGGTTTAACAGTTTTACTTGGGGAACCAAAAGCTGCACTTGCAGCGTCTGCAGATGCTTGTTCAATTTGTGTTTTAAGCTCATTACTAAGCCCATCATCTACTCCCGGAGTTGTAGTTTGACTTGCTGTTTGATCATTTGGTGTGTAAACACTTCCTGCTCCCGGATTGTAAGGTTGACCACCTGCCATAGTAGGATCAGCAAAATCTGTATCAGGTGTTACTGGTTTAGGTATTTGACCTACAGTCTTTTCAAAGTCTCTTCCTAGTATCTTATCTAGTAGTGTAGGTGTTTCTCTTTCTGTAATCTCAAGTAAGTTTTGATAGCGCATCTTATCTACATTTGAAGTTTCATTAGATGTTAATCTACGTTCTATCTCTCTCTTTACTTGTCTTGTTTGATTCCACATTGCAAACTTAACTGCTGCACCCATTAAAGGATTTAGTAATCCCAAACCTGATGCTATTACATCACCTTTCAAATCACCTTGACTATTTACCATCTCAGTTAATTCTTCAAGACTTAGCTCTTTATAGTTAACAGGATCTGGTGTTGGCATATCCATACCTCCTCCAGAATCAGAACCACCGCTACCGCCTATTGCAGGGGTAGGAGCTACAGCTACACCTTCACCCACTGGATAGTAACCAGCAGGTATCTCCATTTGTGCTACACCATCTATAAAGGTAATAAATATTCTATGACCTTCATCGTTCATGTACTCACGCATCTCAAGTACAGGACCACCTGTACCACCTTCTACTTGATCAACATAGGCGTTTTCCATGTCAAAGCCACCCTTTTGATCAGGGTCATAGAAGGGTTGATTGAACTGGGCTTCACCACCTATGAGGTTTGTATCTTCTACAGGTGTTGGTAATGATAGTTCCTGTGTTGCCATACCACCTTCATCAAAGCCTAGACCTTCCATAAGTCTTTTGTAGAATGGTTGATCATAGTAACGTACTGAGTTATTTACAGGCTCTTGGCCTCCTGTGTATGTACTTGCTACCTGACCTGCTCTTAGTGATTCATTCTTTGTTGCTGATGCTGGTGATCCATATTTACGTGCGGCACGTTCCATTGGATTACCACTAAAGCCAAAGTCAAACCTAGACTGACGATCAGGCTCATCATCACCATCAAATACATCTCTTAGTCTGTTTCGTATAGCTTCAAATCTATTCTTTGGTTTATCTTTTCTGGCCTGAACTCTAGCAGATATAGCTGCTGGGGAGTTGTCTTTTTTATCATCATTACTAAAAGCTGAAGCCATTATCTCTGCGTGTGTCTTACGTGGGGCAGTACGTTTAGGGGTTTTTATGTCTCTATTCTTTGCTACATCTTTGTAGTCAGCCATAGATCTTCCACCCCTGTTCATTTGTACAGGTGCTTCATCATCCATTACTTCTAAGTCTAACTCAGAAAGTTCTATGTCCATTCCCATGTCATCATTCATAGGTTCACCACCCATGCGTCCGTCTTGTGACATCTCTTGGTAACCCATCTTAGCTTCAGCACGTAGGTCTTCAAATAGTTTTACACCATGAAAGTTTACTACGTCAGCAGCTACAACTATCTCACCTTCACTTAGGTTAGCTGGTATATCATCTCGTACATTCTCTGCTGTAGAACCCATTGGTATCTCATTACCTGACACAGGATCTATACCTATTGTGTTATCTGGCACATCACCAAAATTCATATTCATCTGTTCTTCTAAAGCCATACCGCCCTCACTAAATCCTTGTGCATTTTTAGTAGCTGTTATTATCTTGCCTTTTCTGGTAACGTTACCCTCACCAAATACCTGTTCTATTAAAGGTACATATGCCTGAGTCTTTTCATTTCTTTGATAACCTTTGGTTGTAATTTTTCCTTCACCCTTACCCGTACCTTCGTACACAGAAAAGTGTGCTTTACCATTTGGTTTTATTGCATTCTCTGCCTGTATAGCAATGTCAATAATGTTTTTATCTTCTTGTATAACATTTAATACATTGTGAGACATAGCCATATCAGCCTGTCCATCTTTTACAGAATCAACAACTGCTGCATTATGTTCTGGTGTTCTATTAAATGGATCGTAAACTTTTACAGTTGCACCTTCTTCAGCAGCATCTTCTACTAAGTTATCAAAGCGCCCACCACCAATGTCAACAATAACATCACCATCTTTTATCTCACCACGTTTTTTTAATTCGTTATAACCTGCAGGTTTCTTACTAACATTTATAGATGTATCTGCTGAGTCATATAGTTGTTCTGGGTAGGACCATACATCTGTTGGTGCGGCTGACTTATTAGCTGCTTTCTTATAATTATTAAAAGACTTACGTATAGCTTCTTCTTTTACAGCCCAATCTACTAAGGATCTATCTAGTCCATTTTCAAGTATATATTGAAAAGTTTCATTGTCTGGTAACTGTTCAAAGGCTCCAGATATTTTGTCATCGTAAAGCATATCGTCCATCATACTTGGACCCATCTTATTTAGTATAGCTTTTTGATCTGATATACTTTCTGCTGCTTCTTCTACTGTATCAAATCTAACGGTAGCTTCTACAGCATCTTTATAGTCATCAAGACTTACAACACCCTTATCTGATGTTTTTAATTTATATTTTAATGCTTCTGTTATTGCAGGTATTCTTGACTCAATATTATCCTGTACTTTCTTTTCTGCAGCTTCTACAGCTTTTGCACCGCCACCTGCTTCCAAATAACTTTTTTGTACGTTAGCTAGTTCTGCAACTTCTGAGTCTTTAAGATTTAATTTACCCCAATCAAAATCATCCCTATACATATCGTCTAGTTTAAAAGACTCTGATTTTTTAGGCTTTATCCTAATGTTACCACCCATCATACCTAAAGCATTAGGGTCAACCTCTATACGTTTTATCATATCTGCTGCGTTACGTATACCTTTAGCAGCAACATCTCCAATACCTGGAACTGCACCTACTAGAGCAGCACCACCTAGTACAGCAACAAAGCGGTAGTCAGGGTCTTCTTTCTGAAGCTCGTCATAGATCTCTTTTGCTGCCATAGCATCTCCTATTATAGGAGTCATCTCAGCTACAGTCTTAGCAGCATCTTTGAATGTAAGGTCAGTGTTTATGTCTGTTACAGGTTCTACACCATAAGACTTTACAAACTCAAGACGTTCTTCCTCAGTTGGTTGGTCCATTTACCGTTTCCCTCAGTAACTTTAGTTTTCTTAGTACGTCTATTGCACCCTGCTGTCTGTGCATAACATGCGGTTCATTGGCTGTTTCCAACGCACGTTGTCTTATGTTTATTATTTCATCTATGTGTTTTTGAAACTGCTCGTAGCATTCTTTATCATTAACCAACTGCTTGAGGTGCATTACCTGTAAATCCTTGCTCTTCTGGTAGTGGTGCTGTACCCATACCTATCTGTGAACCTCCACCCCCAGTAGTATCAGCTACACTTTGTGGGCCTTGACCTTCAGGACCAGCTACGCCTTGCTCTGGTGTTGGCGCTGGTGCTTGAAAACCTTTTAAGATCTCAGCTTGTATAGCTGCATCAGCAATAGAGTTAGTCACCTTATCAGGATCTAAGTCCATGCTCTTAGCAATCTCACGTATAATATAATCCATCTTAGCAAATGGTGCAAGTACTGGATTCTGTGCTACTTGTAAGAACTGCATCAAACGTTGACTACGTACTTCGTTAGCCATCAAGCTTTCTGTACCTGACGCATGTACTTCTAAGTCACCCTTTATATTCTCATCAAAGTCAAACTGCATGTTGAATGCAAAGAATGCTTTACCTAATGGTCTAATTAAATAGTCATCAACATTCTTAACAACGGTACGGATACTACCGTTAGCAGCAGACATAAGCATAGAGATTCCAGAAGCAGTACGCCCAACTCCTTGAACTCCTGTTTGACCATGTGCAAAAGATGGGAACCCAGTAGACTCATCAGCTAGTACCCTCGCTTTATCAAATAGTTGCATGTTCTCTTGTGCCACGTTTGGAAACTTTGTACCAAAGATAGCTTGTCCTGGAGCGCCACCCTGTCTCCTGAATATCTTTCCAGGATAAACAGATAGGTCTTGGCCGGGAACTAAGTTAGTCTCATCTACTTCTATGATTAGATTACCAGACATTGCAGCATTGTCAATAGCCATTCTCATAAAGCCATTCATCAATGTCTGTGTATCATCCATGTTCTCAGCAATACCAACGCCAAAGAAGGAGTATGGGTTATGCTCATATGGCACAGCGTAGTAGGGTATACGTGTAGGCTTGAATGGGTTTAGTACAAACCGTAGTACTTCACCGTTGCTTATCCATACGTTACAGTTAACTTCATCTAGGTCACTAAGCTCACTAGGTATATCTACACCATGCTCTTCTAATAACTTAGTATCAACAAAACCCCAGAACTCTAATACCTCCCAACGCTCTGATGTTGGTTGTGTATCATCATCTTCCATAGTCATTTCCCAGTACTTCTGTGTATAGTCTGGTCCTGAGTCTATAGCGTTCTGTATACTATCATCCATAAAGTATGGACGTGTCTTTAGTTTGCGTAGTTGTGTACGTGACATCTTGTGTCTTTGTACAACATACTCAGCCTCATTCATATCTTTAGCTTCTGGGTCAGGATAGAAATCCCATATAGAAACGTGGTCACATTCTGGAACAGTTCTTACAATAGGATCATACTCACCATCTTCGTTCCAGTTAGGATACTCTTTGTCTACAGCAAACGCACCTTTCATAACACCTGTACCAAGTAGTGCCATTTCAAATGCCATACTTCTTAGGTGTGTAGTAGCTCCGCTTTCCTGTAGCTGATCATGGATCTTCTTCTCCATCTTCTTAGCTGAAACCATAGCAGGATGAAACGTAACACTAGTAGCTGTAGTACCATCACCCTCTATAATCTTCTCAGACACAGGTGCTAGTTTTTCTTCCATGCCACCTAGTCTAGCCTGTAGATCCATAAGTGTTTCACCAGGTTTTAACTCTGTGTCACCATCTATTAGATAGGGCTTTGGCGCTGGTGAACTCATAGCTGCACTAATAGCAGCCTGTCCTGCTTCTACTCTAGGGTCTATGTTTATATGTACAGACTCAGCAACACCGTCAGGTAGAACAGTAGGATTTACAGATAAAGGAAACTTATTGTTACCAAATAGTACATCTACTATCTGTCCATATGCTGCTAGTGTTTTTGTTTTAGTAACCTTTACAAAGATACGAGACTTCTCTGCGTCAGTAAATTGTACATCACTACCATACAAACCTCTGTAGTTTCTATATGCTTTAAGCCATCTCTGCTCATCAGCGTACCTAGAGTCTTCAGACCTTTTGTATCGGTCTTTTATAAAGCCAATTACACTGTCCTTCTCTTTAAAGATTTTATCATCAGCTTTCTCTGCTGCAACGACATCATCCGTTTCAAACATTTCTTCAGCCATTATATTCTTCCTTGTTAAAACAATCTAGTTGTATGTCGTAGTATGAGTTGTTTTGAAACTTGTTCCAACTAGAGGTGTCAGCCATATTTAGACACTCTTCTTGTGTGTACATTTCTTGTGATACATACTGATTACCTGTATATACCCAGTCAGTTCCATTGTTTCCCCATATACTTATTACTAATACAAAAGCTTTCATTTAATACCCAAACGTTGAATCACTGGCTTGAAAACCAGATCGTTGTTTTGCAGGATTGTAATCCCATATGCTGCTACGTGGTCTTGTCATTATACCATACCTTAACGCATCATACAAGTGATCTTCTGATTTTGTGTCTACATCTTCTGGATTCTTTTTGTCCAGTGGGATGCTTGGTATCTGAGCTATTGTGTTAGTGCAGTTATTCATAAATACTAACATAGGTTTTTCTATAAAGTCATCTACCTTCAAACGCCTATGTATCTCGTTTTTTCCTGCGATACGTGACCCTCTTGAACGGTCTGAAGGACGCCAACGGCAACCCTTCATGTTCATCTGTTCAGCTAATGATGGCCCAGTATCGCCTCGGTTGTGCCATAAAGAACTATCAAGCACACCGTATCTCATACCTCCGTCTTTAGATTCTGCATCTATTATCATATCAGCTAAGTCTGTAGCTGTTACTTTAGATACATACATTTCCCTATATACTATAAGCTGCTCATCAGGAGCAACAGTGAACCACAGAACCCCAGTATAAGAACCATAACCATAGTCGCAAGCCCTAAAGCGTACCCAACTGTCAGGGATTTCAAAGTGTTCGATAACGTGGGCAGTTCTGTCAAATTCGGGAAATGCTGCCCCTTCGTTGATATCCCAGTTTCCTTCAAGGAGTTGCTTTCTCTGATGCTCTGGTAGTGATAGGAGCATGGCCTCATAGTCACCCTCTTCAGCGAGGTATGGGTTATCGAAGAGAGACGCAGGTATAAACCTACGCTTGAATAAAGGCTGACCTTCCTTGCTGTGTCCTTTAGGGAATGTAATTGTTTTACTTGTTTCAATGTCTGTAGCCCAAAAGTCTTTACCTGCAGGTGCAGGATCTATAAACATCTTCTTAACCCAAGAATGTCCAGCACCACCTGGGTTTGTTGTAGCTCTCATGTACAGACCTAGTTCTCTGCCGTGTGCGCTACGAAGACGTGATCTCATATAATCCCAAGCGTAAGATGTAGGCCATTGAGTAAGTTCGTCAAACCCAATCCAGTTAAATGCCTGTCCTTGATACCTAGTAACGTCTGTATCTTTGTCCAGATAAGACATCCATAGTCTTCCACCTCTAGGAGAGATCCACTGTGACTTACGCTCTGACCATTTGATTCCTGGTATGGCACGTGGGTATAACTCCTGTGATTTCTGTATTAGTTCCCTTAGTTCTTCTGTTGTGTGTCGTACAAGGAGTCCAGAGAAGTGTGGATCGTTTAGGCCGTGTAATGGATCTGCCAGCATAGCATAAGACTTACCGCCACCTGCTGCCCCTCCATACAACACCTCTCTCTCAGATGAACTCAAGAAAGATGTTTGTGGACCTTCATTAGGTTTGAATACAACTTGCTGTGCTTCATCTACGTCATACTCAGGTGCTACTACCTGCGCTGGAGTCAGGGGGGTTGTGACTTCCGCTGGCTTCTGAATATGCTCCGACTCCTTGTGTTTCGAGCTTCTCGATTTGCGAGAGCGTTTCTTGGAGCCACTTGGCAAGCTTACGTTTAATTGCAGATGCTTTTCTACGTCTTTGCTCAACTTCTATTCTCTTCTTTAGACCCATGTGTGATATGTAACGGTCTGTTTCTTTGCTCAACCACTGAGCTACTGCTCTGTAACTATACTGCTTTAGGTGTTGCTTTGCAAGCTCTAATGCATCTAACTCCTGTTCTACTGGAACAAGTAGCCTATCATTATCTGGATCTACTTCATAGCCAAACGGAACCTTTACAGTAGTCCTAGCTATTACGTGCCATTCTTTGTTGTGTCCTTTGGGTGGCAGAGGTAACTGCCAGAAGCCCAATTCTCTTTGTGGTATTATTCGTTTGTACCTTCTTTAGGTGGTAAATAAAAAATGCCACCTCCACTGGTGACATCTACTTTGTCTACTTTACCAAGACCTGCTCTATCAAGCACGTCCTTGGCAGCAATCATTTTTTCTTTGATACCCAACTGAGTGGGGTCTTGCAAAGCGCCCATAAGCGCGAAAGCAGCTTTCGGGGCAGTCCTAGCAAAGTAAGTCCTAGTTTTTTCAGCGATTTCATCTTTAAGTGCCTCCACTATAGAAGTTGTACTGGAGTTGTCGCCATACCCAGCTAACTTCTTAGCAGCTACAACGTCACCTCCAGCATCATCAAATAATACATCCAAGAACCTTTGTTGTCTTTCAGTTAATGTCCTTGCCATAAATTACGTTCCTTATTTGTGATCTGCCTATGCCTAGATCATTTAGTTGTTTGTCATCCAACATGTGTAGTATTCTAAAGTCTGCACGTTTTTGTTGTCTGATTACGTGGTTATCCCACATTCTTTTTAGTAATTGTTTCATGTACTTTCTCCTTGTTTGTACAAGGGTAGTTATACACAAATGTTAAAGTTGTAGTAGTGCTAAGTTGGAATAGCCGCTATGCTATTTCTTCATCTTTTTCATTGGACGTTCAGCAGGGTTAGATGCTCCACACATCATTGCACCTTTAGCGTAGCCCATCTTCTTAGCCATACCGCCATTCATCATGCCCATCTTTTTATTAGCCATGCCACCATACATGTAGCCCATCTTCTTAGCTACGGCTGGTGCTTCTTTCTTTAGTGCTTTCATACCGTCATTCATTTTCTTCATGTTCGTTTTCTCCCTGATGCTGTTACTGACCATTTAACTTTCTTTGGCCCTGTTTTCTTTGATGCTTCTGCTTTACTTATTCTACCTGCTACCTTTGCTGGTCTACAAGCTGGGTATGGTCTACTGCTGTC